GGAGTTGTCCAGGCGGCAGATCGTGTTGGCGTTCGCGCAGCCCTTCTCGATGACCACCGTGCGCTGGAACTGGGTCGAATCGGTCGGGTTGTGCTGCCAGACCTCAATCGTGCGCTCGCCGAAAACGAGGTATTCGCCCTGCGAGACGATGGCGCCCACGATGCGATCCGGCGAGGATTCGGCCGATTCGTTGTCGAGGTCGTTCCACGTCAGCGCATCGGCCAGGCCGGAATAGCGGAAGAAGCGGCGCTGCGGCTCAATGCCGATAATCAACTGATTGAGGAAATCGACCGAGGCCAGCCCTTCGCCCGTCGCGGTCAACGTGCTATCGGACGTGTCCCATACATACGAGTTGTCACCCGTGCCGATAACGAGCTGATTGCCGCCCTCTATCTGATTGTGGGTCATCGAAACGCGGGCGGTGCCCGGAATCGTGCCCAGTTCGGTGGCAACGCCAGCCGTACTCACCTGATAGAGCTTGTTGCCCGAGACTACGAAGCACTTGCCCTCTACGTCGCGGGCGCCACGGTGCGGGCCATCGCCCACGGTGGCAAACAGGTTAAAGCCCGGCGCCGGAACGAGGTTGACGCGCGAACGGGTGCCGCCACGCTCTGCGAACGTGGGCAGGTAGTTGCACACGTCCTGATGCGACCACGGGCGCGTGTCGTCGCTGTAGCTGCCATCAGGCAGCGGAAAATCCTTCCAGTCGCCCATTAGCGCGTCCGCACCCGAAGCGGGCCGCCGCCATAGACGCGCATACGCTCGCTATGGTTTGCGCCATCGGCGAGGCTGCGAAACTTCGCCTCCCACACGGCCATCTTGGCGTTGAAGCCAAGGAACGGGGCCGACTCGATCAGCGCCGCGAAGATGTAAAGCTGCGGATAGCGGGCAAAGGTCGTGGCATCGGCCCAGGCGACCGTCTCCAACGCCTCAGGGGCCGCGTAGTAGCTGCCCAGCACCGTGCCGCTAGCTGTGGGCCAGAAGCGCAGCGTGTCGCCGTCTTGGGCCGCGTAGCGCGTGTCAGCGCCACTGTTGCTGCCATCCGCTTCCAGTGCGCGCAGACGGTCCAGCGGAATGATGTCCAGCGGCGGCTTGCCGCTGAAGTAGAGTTCCTTGAGCTCCAGCAGATCGGCCGGAAGATCGGCCGCGTTGGCGGTGACAGTCAGCGACAGCGGAGCCACCATCGTGGACGCACGCAGGCCCGGCGTCATGGCGTCGCCGTGATGCACGCGTGCCTCGCCCAGCCCGATCAGCAGGTCCAGCGTATTGGCGCTGAAGGTGCCCGTAACGTCGTCGCCTTCAATGAGGCGCTGCACGTCCGCACGGAAGGCGTTGTAGTCAGCGAAGATCATCAGACGCGCCCCTTCCACACGCGCATATGCGAGTTCTCGGGGTCATTCAGGATGCGGCGGAAGTGTTCCGGGTTCTGGAACGCCTGATCCCAGGTCACGCCGGTCTTGTCGCAATACTTCTGCACCATGAAGGGCGTGACTTCGCCGAGGTAGCGCATGTCCTTGGAGCCGAAGTTGCGGGCGTTGTGGTTCTCGATGCACGCATCCGCCACCGCACGCTCGGCCGCCAAGCTCGTCTCATGGACGATGACCATCCGGCCACTTTCGTCGTACTCAATCCGTCCGGCCATCGCTCCCTCCAAATAGAAAGGGGCCCCGAAGGGCCCCTTGTTGCCTCACTACTAGACCGATTAAGCGCCGGTCGCGGTCAGATCGCGGATTGCAGCCAGTGCCTTTTCTTCGTTCACCTTGAGGGTGACTTCGGTCAGGATCTGGAAGTTATCGGCGTCACCCACCTTCGCAAGCGAGGTGGACGAGAACGGACGCAGAACGCCCAACTTGCACTGCTCGGCGTCGATCAGGTACGCGGTGTTGACGAGACCGGCATTGGTGACCGAGACGCCCTGACCCATGACGCGGTTCGGGACGATCTTGGTTTCGCCGAAGTCGTGGCCGTAGACCGAGAACGAGGTCTGGAGGCGCACGGCCTTGCTGGACACGTCATTGAAGCGCGTGACGTTGCCGGTGAAGGTCGAAACCTTCTGCTTGTGGACCGGCGTGACCATCAGGACTTCAGCCTTGCCGCCCTGCTGGTAGGCGCTCAGGATCTGAGCGGTCAGCAGCGCCTCGGTGAAGGCACGCAGGGTGCCAGCGACCGGGGCCGTGTTGGTGGCGATGACCGGAGCCGCACCGGCGCCGTTGGAGGTGCTGTTGGTGGCACACCAGCCGTACAGGCCGCGAAGCTGACGAGCGACCGCAGCCGAGCCGGCCACAAACGCGCCGTTGCCGATAGCGGCGAACTCAATATCCTTCTTCAGCTCGACCATCTTCTTCGCCTTGAGGCGGGCCGATTCCTTGTCGCGGCCGTACTTGGCGATGCGATCGGTCGTACCGGTGACGCTCAGGGTGTCCTGGATGATCTGGGTCTTGTTGCTCAGGCGCTCAGGCTGCGTCTGGGCGGCATACGTCGCGTCCGCACCTTCCACCGCAGCATTGCTGGCCGGAACGCGCAGGGCGTCACGCTGCCACTCGGGGCTGACGGCATCGACCGACTCGCGGCCGATCATGGACAGGAACGGGGTTTCCTCGGGGGAGACGCGGTAGATCTTGTCGTCCACGTCCTCTTTGTTGCCGACGACCGTATAGGTCTGGAGCATATTGGTAGGCATTGCTTAACGTCCTTGTGTAAAGAGAAGTTCCGCGAGCGCATCCGTGCTCGGGTTCTTGTCGAAAGCGGCGAGGCGCTTGGCGCGCTCCGATGCCTTCGCGGTCTGGTTCTGAGCGGAGGGCTTGGCCACCTTGGCCAGCTGCTCCTTTGGCTTCATCTCAGCTTTCTTGGCCTGGATCGCATCGAAGGCTTGCGCCTTGTGGATCAGTTGCCAGAAGCCCGGCTCCAACATCGCCGCTTCCGCCGTCTTCGGGTTCAGGCCGAGCTTGTCGGCATAGCCCGCGTAGGTGTTGAGCGTGTCTTCGCCCCAGCCCGGGAGGGTGTCTCGCAAGACCTTCTCGGTCGATTCGATCTTGGAGGCGATGGAGGCTTGCCGTTGCCGGGCCTGCTCACCTTCAAGGCGCTGAATCTCCGCGTAAGCCTGTTGCAACTGGCCCCGACGTGCTTCGTGTTTCTCTTTGGCGCGGACGTAGGCGCCCTGGTCGTAATCCAGCATCCCCACGTCCGGCGGGCTGCCCAATTCCGACTCGATGAACTGCGAATAGGCCGTCAGGCGGTTGACCGTTTCGGTCAGATCCTGCTCAACCTTCGCGCGGGCCTCACTGATTCGGCTCCGTTCCTGCTCGACAACCTTGCGCTCTTCCGCAACGGCCATCGTTTTCGCGGTGTAGTCGTGGCCCTTCTGGGCGCGTTCGATCAGCTCGGACTCGGTGAGGCTGACTTCCTTGCCATCGACTTTGATGGTGAAAGTTCGTTCCTCCTCGTCGCCCTCGCCTTCCTCGTCCGCCTCTTCTTCTTCCTCGGGCTCGCTACCTTCGGGCGCCTCGGATTCGTCCTGCTCCGACTCGCCCGGCGCGGGTTCGCCGATCAACGCATCTGCAATCTCGTCAATCGAACCAACGCCTTCGGTCGGCTGGCTCTCGCCGTCACCTACCATCATGTGAAACGTCCTTGTTACGCGGGACGGAATGCCCCGCTTCCTGCTCCCCTTGACAGGGAATCCTTGCTATGCTTCGGCCATGAAGACCGAAGTCCTATTGCGTAAGAAGCTGGCGCACTTCCTGCGGACTGCTGGCAATCCGCAGCGGCTAGACATTCGCCGGGTTCACCAATGGCGCGGGCGCCGGTTCGTCCTGAACCGTCGCTGCGTGGTGACTGCCTTCACAAACGATGTTGTTTACCGTCAGAAGTGACGGCCACGACCTCATCGCCCTTGTTGACGATGGCGCCTCCGTAGAGGCCCTGCCAGACCTCAGGCGCGCTGCCGGGATAGCTCACACGGCAGACCGGATTGCCGGACCGCTCTAGGCGGCCGAGCGACGCTGCGACAGATACCCAATCTGCTGCTCGGCGCGGCTCAACTTGCGGCTCAACTCGGCCTCGGCCAGCAGACCCGTCCGCATCACCGACTCCAACGCCGTCTTGGCCTTGCCGTGCATCAGCAGCAACTGGTGCAACTGCTCGCGGTCCTGCGGGTTTCGGGCTTCGCGCCATTGCTGGACTACCTCGTGCTCGATAGCGGCATGCGCCTCGATGTAGATGGGGTCTTCGATGATTGCCTGCGCCTGCTTGCCGCGCATTACCTCAGCTTCGTAGCTCAAAGGGGCATCTCGTTAGGTGCAGCAGGGGCGTCCATGCCCATATCGCCTTCCGGTGACGGCTGCTGCGTGAAGATTTGGCCGATGATTGAGGTCAGCACTGCGACCTGTTGCGCCAGGGCGTCCACCTGCCCGCTCAAATCGGCCTCTTGGTCGGTCTTGCTCATGCGCTGGGCGGTTTCCGCGCCCTTCATCTGCGACTCGTTATCGGCCCGTTCCTGCCCGCGCGCCTGGAGGGCGAAGTTGGCCTCGGCCTCGCGTTCCTTCAGGTCCAACTCGCGATGCTTCAGGCCCAACTCGGCGTCCTTAAGCTGCAATTCGCCGTCCTTGCTGGCCTTGTCCGCCTTGAGCTGCTGGTTCTCCTGCACAACCTGCTCATGCTCGGCCTGCATTTCCTTGAACTGCTCCGGATTCGGCAGCCCGGACGGCTCCGCATCGCAGAACTCGTCCGGGCTCTTGAACTCGTTAACCTCGGCCGCCAGTCGGATCGTGTTGGCGATATGCTCAGGACGGACGACGCCGAACTGCGCGCCCATCTGTTGCAGCGGCAGCATCTGCATCACCGCCTGCATCTTCTGCTCGCGGGTGCCGTGGCCGAGGCCAACGTTGATCTTGATATTGAACTGGTCGCGCCACTCGGTAGGCGTGGCGGGAATCCACTCGCCGTTGACGTTGAACCAGTCCTGCGCGTCCTGATGCTGGGTTGCCAGCTTCAGCAGCTTGGCGAACATCTTGCGGATGCCCTGCGCGGCGAATCGCGACATCAGGCGCAGGCGCATATCGGCCTTGCTGGTGATGATCGAGACGCCCGTAGCCGTCTTGTTGAGGCTGTCCGCGTCCATGCCCTGCGAGTAGCGCGTGAAGCCCGTGCGGTTCTCAAGGCGGACGTTCAGCCACTCCTGCAACTGCCACGCAGTCTGCGGGATCGGAATCGTGGGGATCGGCCCGAACGCATCGCCCGGAGCGCCCTCGCCTCGCACAATGCCGCCCGGACGGTTGTCCAGCAGATCGCCAATGTTGACGTTCTTAGTCGTGTTGACGTAGGTGCGCTGGTTGGTCGAAAAGACCACGTTGTCAAACAGCGCACGGGAGAGGTTCGTCTGTTCCTTCTGGATGACGTAGGCGCGGTCAGCCGGGCAATCGCCAAAGTACGTATGCGCCCGAGGCATCAGGCAGATATCGGCATACGGGTGGTCGTCCACCTGTTCGTGGTTAACCAGCGTGCCGTTGATCAGGCACATCTGCACCCACTCGGCCGTGCCGTCGCCGTCCACGTCCAGCTTCATGTAAAGCTCGGCGTACTCGTACAGCTTGTGCGAATCGTGCAACTCGCCGTGAACGTCGCCCTGTGCGTCGCCCAGGATCGCGTCCCGCTCGCCCGTGTTGTTGTGCGGGTTGGACCCTTCGCCGATGCCCTCTAGGTCGTAGCCCATCTCCTCCAGCTTGAAGCGCGGGAGCAGCTTGACCTCGCCAATCGCGCTGGGGTCGTCGCCCCACTTGGCGTTCGGATCAATACGCATCTCATACGGGGCCATCGAAGCCACGCAGAACTTCATGCGCTTGGATTCGTCCACGACCGTGAACGTGAGCATTCCCTGCTCGTCCACCTCGGGCTCACCGGCCAACTGCGCGCCATCCATCAGGATCGCGGCAAGCTGGTCTTCGGTCTGGCCCTCATACGTGGTCTTGCTGTCCTCGGGCTGCTCCTCGGCCCACACCTTGACGAAGCCGACCTTCTGAAGCGCCGCGTCCTGAATCCAGTCGTGCAGGACGTTCAGGCCGTCATTGCGGACGTAGAACAGATGATTGAGGTAGCCGGTCGCCTGCTTGGCCTGCTGCTCGGCCTGGGGGCCGGGCTTCTTCGGCTCGCACTCAACCGCCTTGTCATCGGACACGAACACGTCCAGCAACTGCGGCAGCATGCCGTCCACGGTATCGGCCACATCGGACGAGACGAACGCGGAACGGTCGTCAATGTCCGGAGGCGCGAAGTCACCCTCGGGCTGCGCGTTGTAGGCCCGCAGGTTGCGTTCACGGATCGCGGAGATTTCCGAATCCGGGCCGCCCAGCGAGGAGGCGATGAACTCCCGGCCGATGCGCTCAAGCTCGGACTCCTCGATGGGGTCGCGCTTCGTCTTGGCGGCTTCCTTGCCGTATGCCATTAGAGATATGCCTCAATCGCGGCCAAAGTCTTGACCGGATGAATTGAATGACCGGACATCCAAGCCTGCTCAATCAACGCCTTCAGGGGCGCCTCGATCTCTCGCTGCCACTTCGGCTCGCTGATCGGCGCAATGCCGCACAGCCGATCCAGCCAGGAACTACGAAGCACGTATTCCCCGGGCCACTTGGCCCGAGCTTCGTCAACGAAGTCCTGCGTCAGTTGGACGTGGCCGAAGTCGCCGGTCCAGACGTGGACCATTGGGGTGTCCATTAGCGGGTCAGCCTCTTGTATTGGATGGGCGCGCTGTTGGTCTGCGGCCTGCTCATGTGATCGACGGCCATCAGCCCGAACGCATCCGCGCCGTGGCTCGCCCAGTCGTGGTCAGGCCCGAGGCCAATGCCCCGTGCCTCGTCTCGTTTCTCGTGATACCAGCCCAGCGCATCGCGCCCAGCCTCGGTGGTGTCCGCGTTGAACCAGATGCTCGGGAACACGCGCCGCACTGCCTCGATACGGGCATTGGCCGCGCCTGCGCCCATGTTCGGCACCACGCGCACCTCAAAGCCCGCCTGGCGTAGCGCGGACTCGTAGCTGACCTGATGCACCTTGTCATTCGTGGCGCCGTCGTGCGGGAGCACACACAGCGCCTTCTCGTAGCCCTTGGACCGCAGCCACGCAACATGCGTCGCCAGCGGCTGCCCAACGGCCTCGTAGTAGTTCAGGACGTTGATGGACTGACCCACGAACTGCACGATCCAGACCGCACAGGCGTCCGCCTTAGCGCCCGTACCGCCAATGTCCCAGTAGGCCCGGGTCGTCATCAGGTCGTCGCCTGCGACGCGGCCTATGCGGTTCTCCGTGCGTGCCAGCGCCAACTGCTTGGCGAAGTACGCGCCCTCCGCAAGAGTGATGTAGCCACCCTCCCAGATATGGTCGTACTGGTCCGGCTGCATGCGCAGACAGTCCAGGCGCTCCTGCTCAAGCTCATCCGTGAACCACGGGTTGTCGCGCCAGTTGGCAGTGACGACCGTGGAGCCAGTGGGCCTCTCGGCCCCGCGCAGCATCACGTCCACCGGATCAGTCTTGCGTCGTGCGTTCCAGCTAAACCACAACTGCGAACCCGGCTTACGGATCGTCGGACGCAGCAGGTTCAGCGAGTGCATCGTGGCGGTCTGGGCTTCCTCCCACCACGCGCGGTCGTAACCCTCTAGCGACTTCACAGACTCGGCCGTGTAGTCGTTCATGCCCTTGAACGTGATGATCCCGTCACCGGGAAGCGAGATCACATCGCGGTACACCTTGAACCCGGCCCGGTCGCCCAGCCCGTAGCCGTTGAGCTTTGCCTCTAGCAGCGCCTTGGACGACTGCGCCAGATCCTTCTGCACCTCTCGGATACAGATGGACTTCATGCCCTCGCCGAAGTCCCCCGGCCACGCCAACGCCTCTTCGATCAGCAGGCCGCCGAAGAAGTGCGACTTGCCCGAGCCTCGTCCACCGTAGGCGCCCTTGTAACGGGCAGGCGCCAGCAGAGGCTCAAAGACCTCGGCCGTCTCAATCCGAAGGACGCTCATCAGGCAGGCTTAACGATGGCCCGCTCAACCCGGCTCACGACTTCAGCCGTCACCACTTGCTCGGTCTTGTCGGACCATCCTTGGTTCTTCAGCCAGAAGATCGCGCCCGCCACGTTGTTGCCGGCCAGCCTCTGTTCCCAAGCCATCTCCAGCCGCATCCGCGCCCTTTTAACGGCGTCGGAAAACTCAGGCTTCTTGGCGTACTCCCAGAGCGTGTCCCGGCACATATCCAGGCACAGACACAGGCCATTGACGGTCGGGGTTACGTCACTCTCTAGGCAGCCATCGAAGTAAAGGTCTACACGCTCCTCAAACGCTTCGCTGGTCTCAAAGATCGGCGGCCTTGCCATCGGTTAATCCCTCAAGGCTGCCTTCTGGCTTGGCCTCTCCACAGTTCTTGCAGCGCCCATCCTTCAGCTTGTGGCCGAAGGTCAGGCAGTAGTTGTTTGCGTAGACCTCTGCCTTCACGGCAAACGGTCGCGGGGTGTCGCCCTTGCCGGACATGCTTAGACTCGGTTCTTACGGTTGGCGCTCATGGCATCCGACAGCGCGTATCCGCCGCCTGAGCTTGCGCCCGCACCCTGTGCGCCTACACCAAAGCCAGCGGCCGCATCGCCAAAGGGGGTGCCGCCTACCAACTGGCCGGCCTGGTTGTACTGCGGGGCGTTCTGGATAGAACCAGCGCCATACGGAGTGAAGCTGCCGCCTGCCTGGCCGAAGCTATGGCCCTGCGCCTGCTGACCGTTCGCCCAACTGCCAAGCGGGCTGTTGAATGCGTTGCTCGATCCCATCCCGCCACCGTTCCAGTTGCCCTGAGGCGCCTGAGCCGTAACCGTGGGCATGGTCGGCATCTGCGGGGCCGCAGCGTTCAGCGCGTAGCCCTGCTGCCCCTGCATGCCAACGTCCGGCACGTCCAAGCCCATCTGGTCAGCGTCCGGCGCCTGGCTCAGTTGCTTGTTGATCCCTTCCCAGCCACGCAGAC